CCGCACCAAACGTAGCCTTGTCATTATCACCAAGAGACAAACCATCAGCCGTGACTGTGCCTGTGAAGGTTGGGGAGGCTAGAGGGGCTTTGGTGTCTAGCTGAGTTTGTATAGAGCTTGTAACGCCGTCTGTGTAGTTCAGCTCTGTTGCGGTTGCCGTAACACCTAATGAAGCTATAACAGTATTGCCAGACTCTGCAACCCAACTAGTACCATTACCTACAATAAAGTTACCATCGGATGGGGTGAGTGCTGCAATAGCAGACAAGTCAGTGTCTGAGGCCTGTAAGGCATCTAGCTGTGTTTGTACTGAACTAGTCACGCCACTAAGATAATTAAGCTCAGTTGCCGTGGCGGCAATAGTTGTTCCACCTATCTTTAGATCAGAGCTTGCGTTTATGATAGGCGCAGTAAGAGTGCCAGTAAACGTAGGAGAAGAAAGAGGAGACTTAGTATCTAGCTGTGTCTGGACGTTACTTGTAACACCATCAACATAGTTTAGTTCTGCGGCAGTCGCAGTAACCCCTAAACTAGTCAATGCAGCCGCAGGAGACTCTAATGCCAGATTAGCTCCTGTGCTAACCAAAAAGAAGTTATCAGAAAGTGTTAAGTTAGAAATATCTGTAAGCTTTGCGTTAAGAGCCTGCTTAGCATTTAGTTGAGTCTGTATAGGACTTGTAACATTGTGAACATAATTTAGTTCAGTAGTTGTAGTTGTAATCCCATCGAGGACATTAAGCTCTGTGGCTGTGGACGTAACACCAAGACTCGCAAGAGCTGTAGCGGGTGCTTCTGCTACAAAGTTAGTACCATCACCTACAATAAAAGTACCGTCTGTAGGAGTTAAAGCTGCTATGTCAGTAAGCTGTGCGTCTAAAGGCTGCTTAGCATTTAGCTGAGTTTGAATGTTACTCGTAACACCATCAGTATAGTTTAGCTCAGTAACTGTCGATGTAATACCATCAAGAGTATTAAGCTCTGTAATAGTCGCAGTTAAGGCTGTGCCGCCTATAGAGAATGAGGCAGCACTTAAGGCACCTCCTACTGTAACAGCACCTGTCGTAGTAACTGTATCAATGTAAGAGTCTTTAAAGTATGCTGTAGGGCTTCCTAGATTTATGTCACTATCTACAACAGGAACAAAAGCACCATCCTGAATGCGAACTTGCTCAGTAGTAACGCCACCTACTTCAACAAATACGCCCCAACGATTATTGGTACTATCAACGACTATTTTGTTTTTAAAGTCTTGGTCACCAATCTTGCTTACATTACCGCCTTGCCCATCTGTGCCATCATGTGTGTGGCCTGTAGTTCCAGAAGTTGTATAAGCAAAAGCATTAGCAAGCTGATTAAACTCATTGTTAAACAATGCAGCAGTAATAGTATCGCCATCGGCAAATGAGCTTTGTCGTATATAAATTGTTCCTGCCATTTCTATCTCCTGCCTGAAGGCATGTAATCTATGTACAATCCATTGATTGCGTAAGAAGGTAACTGATCATTACTGGATATTTTAAAACTACTCGCAAATCCACTACCCTGAACAGCCTGTCTAACCATTGGATCTAGAGTACCCCCAAAAAAAGCAACACCAAACTCAGAGACTCCAAAGATAGCAGGAGTCTGAATCTGATCTAGTACATAATCAGGAGGCTGAGGTATTGTAGTATCTTCATAGTTGTAGCGTACACGCAACGTAGGCTGAGTAAGGCCTTCAGGACTTATAGAAATTTTTACATACTGTATAGTTTTTAAAGTTCCTGCATCTCCAAAGTCTAAGTTTGGAGTTTGATAAGTAGCATCTATATTCTGTAGTGTTTCATCTTGTATGAAAGAAGAACCAACATCATGATTGTAAATATAACCTAAGTTATCACCATGATAGACTTTATCTACGCCGTCCGAAGCAAATCCTGCATTAACAGATAAAGCTTGTATGCCCTGAGTTTCAGACCACTCAAATCCATTAGGTGTAAAAGTTCCTATAACTCCTCTGGCTGTTTGAATGTTAGAGCCTGCGGTGCTATAAAATAATCTGTACTGTGATTTATTTCTAAGTACAACACTGCTAATAGTATAAGTATTTATCTGTGTGCTTAGGTCTGAAATAATAGCTTGTATTTGACGAGAAACAGATCCTAGCTCAACGTCTCCAATTCTTTGTGTAGCCGCAATAGTACGAATGCCATCAGGCGCTAAAAACAAAAGGTCACCACCAATCTCTTGAATGCTATAGCCGCTTAGGCATCCTACATTGTTAGTAATTTGAACTACAGAAGGAGTACCATTAATATCATCAAGACGATGAATAGTATTCTCACAAAATATAAACAAAGAACCACGGAAACTTTTAATTCCGTTAATTCTATCTGAGATAGTTACACTACCTGCACCAATACCTGCAAAGTCTCTATCATCATTAGTTTTACTAAAATAAACAGTAGAGGATGCATTGGTTGTGTCGACAGCACATAAGTGTTTATCATGTTCTTCAATATATTTAACAGCAGCAGGAGTTGATATTTCCTCGTACACAAAAACTCTGGAAGCTCCTGTCCCTTCAATATGAAAGTGAGCTAATTTGTTAGGGCCTGTTGCGATTGATAAAGAACCAAAAGGCGTATCAGTATGCCCAGTAGGTGCTTTCATAAGGGTAAACTGAGCTTGGCCCTGAGAAGCTCTAGTTAAAACTATATCAGAAGCAAGCTCGGCTTCAGTAGAGCCACTATGCCCAGTATCTTTATTAACCTGTATCCAACTAATACCTTCGTCAGAATAATAAATATTAGTTCCTACAACAACTATAACACCTTCGCCATATGGATAGACTCCAAGTATTTTAGAGTCTTCTAGAGGCCTAGTTGCTGAGTCACCCCCAAAAGGTGTATAGCCATTTATTCTTCTGTAACCACCGTCAGGGTCTACTTCAAAGTTTCTTAGAATCGTAGCAAAACCCGGCTGAGCCAACATATCAAATTGGTTCAGGTTAGTGTTTAAACCACCTCTACAAGACAATCCAAAAGGTTGAGACATTAGATAAAGGTTATCCTATCATCTTTAAAGTAAGAAGGAGCAGGATCTAACAAATTAGAACGCATGCTTCTAAGGCCTTTCTTATAGTCCTCTAATGCAAATGCCGCTGCTTGAGGATTATCTTTAAACTGCCAAACATAATAACGTGTCTTAGCAATAAGCACAGAAGTATAAATATCAGGAAATATCACTTCATCACTAAAGCCAGACAAAGATGTTGGCAAGTTCCAAGCAAAGAACCAAACTTTGTATTCTTTTTTTGGTATAGGACTTAAACCAAACTGCCGCCCATCAGGACTCCTAATAACAGCATTAGGCTGTCCCCACTGCTGCTCATCTGCATCGTCACTATTTTCTTGTGCGCGTCTAAAGTCTTTCCAAGTTTCTGTAGAAATGAACCTAAGATTTTTAGTAACGTAAGGGGCTGTTTCGCCCCCTACACCTACAGTAGTAATATAAAAGTTTTCCCAATCAACAGAACCATAGTCAGTAGTAAGACTATCGCTAGAAGGATTTAAAAGATACCATCTAGTTCCTGCTACAGTATCTACACTTGTATTACCATACATGGGATCTACTGAGCCACTAAGATTAGAAGCTAAGAAAGGCCACTTAGGTTCTTCGTTAACAATATCTAGATACGCACGATTAATGCAGTCTTTTACATGGGCTTGAATACCAATTGCATTAGCAAAAGTAGAGCTAGTAAGGGTAACCTCATTTAGCTCTCTTAGTATTTCGTTTGTTAATTCTAGAAATGTTTTAGACATTTATTAGCACTCGTAGGCTTTGGGCATTGCGTCTTTTATAGTCTTACCATATTGTGGCTGAGAACCTTTAGTACTAACAGGGCCTCCCATATTCATTTTCTTTTTGGTCATACCACCATAAGAATACTTACTTTTCATTTCTTTCTTTTGATTCATCATCTCTTTTAGCTCCAAATATTTTATCCCAGTTCGAGGAATATTCAGTGTGACTTACTTGACTTTGCCTAGGCCTTCCGTGTTGAGCTTTACGGGGCTTTAAAACTATTCGCTTGTTCTTTTGCATATAAAAAAGTAGGGGAGTTTGACCTCCCCCACCTCCTAAAGTTTACTAGTCGATAGTGTAGAACGCGCCTACACATGCCTCTGGACGTAGTACTTTAACACCGTGAACATGAAGACCACGGACAATATCACCGAAAGATGATGGATCGCGGATAACTTCAGTGTTAACGATAGTCTGTGCAGTTGCTACCGCAGACATGTGACCACACAGTACCTGACCAGTAGCTGTAGCTGTAGCAGGTACGTTGTTAGACTTGTACATGCTGAAACCACGAAGCTTGCCAGAGCTGATCAAACCATTGCGGATTGAACCCTGACCTGCGTTGAAGTCTACAGAAAGGAGTTTAGAATCTGTCTGTGACAGCTCCTCGTAGAAATCAGGAGATGCTACGAACCAACGACCTTCTTCTGGTACGTTCTGCTCATCAAGAAGACGAGCCATACGAGCCATCAGATCAAGAGGGTCAACTTCAGAAGCTGTACCCAGATCGATTGATGCAGTAGTCTCACCAATACCACCAGTACCTACTGCTGCGTCTGCACCAAGAATATGGTCAGGAGCAGAAGCTGATAGGCCCGCAGCAATCTTAGCGAGGACGTTCTCGTCAAATGCATCCTTGAGTGAGTATGCAGCACTTGAGGCTGCGATTTCACGCCAGTTTACATGAGACATGTTGCTTTCAATGTCATCAACGATGAACTTGAATGCGTTAGCAGTGTCAACAACAAGAGTAGTCTCTTGGTCTGTTAGCTTTGTCTGCGTTACATCCGCACCACGCTCATACTGATAAACCTGAATAGTAGGCTCTTTGATGATACGCACAGAGTCACCGTAAGCAGCAATCTCACCTGAGTAATCAGTATTAGTGATTGCCTCAGCTACAGATGCTTTACGGAAGAAGTTTAGTACTTGCTTACTATAAATCGCAGGTAGGAAAAACGAATTTGTTTGACCCGCTACGCTGTTAGCAAAGTTACCGTTGGTGTCGGTTGCTTGTTCAAAATATTGATCAGCTTGGTTATAAGCCATGATATATTACCTTTTAAAAAAGACTAAGTTATTTAACCACTCGTCCTTCTGAGATCGCAAGGTTAATTTCCTTTTCATACTTATCGTATTGATCTACAGACATCCGAGCAATTTCCCGTTCCGACCAAATCTTTGGCTGCTTAGTATCAATGGTTTTTGTTTTAGTTGAAACCATATCTGCTGCACTGCCTAGGGGCTTGGAAGGCTTTTTAGATGACTGAGCTATTCCATTTTCAATCTTGTACAAATCAATAGCGCGACTAGCTAAAGTAGCATCACTAGAGTTTTTATAGATCCAGTTCTGTATCTCTTGTGGCTGTGCCTTAGCCCAAGCATGGAAGTTTTCATTGCCTCGGATGTCTTCAAAGTCTGGATGCCTCTCTCGAAGCGCAGTCTCTGCTTCTTTCCGTGAAATGTCAGCTTCACGCTGCTTAATGCTTATAAGCTCTTGCCTGATATCAGCGATCTGTTGTTCACTTTGTAAGTGCGCTACAGACTCTACTGTGTCATAAAGATCAGGATGTTTCTTTTTAAACTCTTCAAGTTCATCAACAGACTTAGGAGCTTTATAACCCGGAGCAGCTATTTTTGCTTCTGCTAAGAGTTCTTGCTCACGTTGTTTAAATTGAGAAACTTTATTGTCATAATGTTTCTTTAAGTCATCATAACGCTTTTTATAATTTGTATCACTAGCACTTTCCTTTTGAGGGGTCGCTTCTTTTTCAGAAGGAGTAGCCTCTTGAGGTTGCTCGAAGAATAAAGTATCTGCGCTAACAAACGGTTTATCTTCTTGGTTGTGCCATTCTTTGTTCATGTTGTATGGATTAGCTTTTCTTTCCTCAACATTACTTGGTGCTTCAGTCATCTCTTTCTCCAACGGGGCTTGTCATTTTAACAAGGTAGCCATACCGTATTTTCTCGTCAGAATGGTAGGGGCTTGTTACTACAAGGTGGCCGTGATTGTTTATCGTATACTAGGCATACGATTAGCTTCCCTCATCATTTTCTTTACATCTTCCTCTTCCGAGGGTTCAAGATCAGTGTTGCTAACTGTACGCCTACTCATTAACCCACCATCATAAGCACGTTCTGCTTCATCCATCATTGTCTGAAGGTTTTCTGCGCCTATTTGATCAGTGGCTTTTCTGGTCATAACAAACTCACCGTCAGATAATCTGGCGGGGATAGAGTCTGATACTCCCGTTCCGGGGCCTTCAACTTCTCCGGCTCCGGAAAACTCAGAAGCAGTCACCAGAACCTTGTCAAAGATTTGACGTAGTTGTGGATCAGCCTCTAGAGCATTCTGCAAGTAAGACGCTTCTTCACCTTCTAAGGCTTGCGTCATTACATATGTTTTATATTCTTCTACCATCTCACCGTCTGGTAGCTGTGAGGCCATTGCCTCTTCCATTTCTTCTGGAGGAATATTGTCGTAAGTATCTTCAGGGACAGCTTCCATTTCAGGAGGAACGAGCATAGAGCCTTCAGCATAATTAGAGCGATGTGAGGCTCCTGCCATCATCGAACCATCAGGCATGCGATGCATTGCACCGCCTTCTGCTTTCTGCATTCTATTTTGAAATAAAGCAGCTAAGCCTTCTTCAGGCTTTTCAATTGGGCCAAACATACTCATAAATCCACCTTCGTTTCTGTACTGACGAGCTGTATTAGCTGCCTTTTTAGGTTGTTTAGAAAACTGCTTACCTTCTTTAGTGTCTTCTCTTTTCTTTGCTGTTGTAGCTGCGTACTCAGAAGAAGACATAGCCTCTATAGCTTTAGCAGGTAGATACCTTTCGCCTGTAGCTTCTGAACCTTGAGTAGAAGGCTTACCACTTTTAGTACGCCACTTCTGCTCTGTCCAATCCTTTAAAGACTGTTGAGAAGGTTTCACTTGTATCCACCACCTGCTTCTTTATATTGCTTAGCGAGCATTTGAGCTTTCCTTGCAGACCATTGACCTGCTGCTCCACCTTTGCTTCCTGCTTTAATCTTATTGAACAAGTTCTTTCGCATTGTAGGCTTGGTGTAATTACCTGCCTCATTTACTCTTGATTTAGTAGCCATGTGTAAAATCTACTCTCTATTACTCAATATATCTTTAACGTGGCTTTTAAGCAGCTCCATCCGTTCCAGAGAACTCACTCTCCCCTGACTGCGGTACAGCTCCAGTTCCGATGTTGCCCCCACCAGTACCCGTAACTCCAAGGTCTTGGCCTGATGGAGGTACTCCTGTAGCGCCTCCCATAGCTCCTTGTTGTTCACCAGAGGGGCTAGGCGGTGCGCCAGTTGCTTGTCCATTGTTCTGCATTCCTATAATTTGAGCCATGATGGCTGCTTCTTCTGCATTATTTAAGATCTCATCTGGATCTAACTCAAGCGAATAAGCAAGCTCACTAATAAGCTTATCAATCTTAATGAAAGGAGCTACAGCAGGATTCTGTGCAGTCTGCAAGAACATAGTTAGTCGTTGACTACGTACTTCTTTCTGCATCAAGCTGTTAGTGCCTGTTGCCTTAACCTCTAAGTCTCCTTGGATGTTAAGCTTCTCATCAAGGAACTGCATGTTCCATTGAAAATAAGCTTCTCCCAAAGGCCTTAAAAGAAAATCATCTAGGTTCTTAATGACCGTTTTAATGTTTAGTGAGGCAGCACCAAGTAGCATTGACATACCAGAAGCAGTACGTGTCATGCTCTGTACGCCAGTTTGTCCGTGTGAGTAACTAGGAATACCTGTTTGCTCATCTGCAAGCTGACGGAATCTATCAAACATCATCATGTTTTCGTTAGAGGTGTTAGGGAACTTCAAACCATTAATGGCTTGGCCCGGCACACCTGCTTGTCGTCTGAATACTTTTCCGGGATAGATCTCCATGCTCTGACCGCCAACAAGAGCTGACTCATCTACATCAAAGACTAAAGACCCTGACAACGCTAGGTTATCTATTGCCATACGTGCATGACCATTCATGATCTTCTGCGAGTCATCCATGTTCTCTGCAACGCCGATGCCGAAGAAGCTATAAGGATTTCTTTCGTACGGGAACGCATGGTAAGGTAAACGGTGAGGTGTAAAAGGATTAACCACAGAACGAAGAACAAGTCCATTGCATATCCATGCATTGATCTGTACTTCATCTAGGTCATCTACATCTTCACTAAGCTCCATGCCTATCTCTCGGGCATACTCAGCGTCTATAACACCCCAGTACTCTAATACTTCAAACTGACCTGAGCCGTAGTCTTCACCACGTTGATCGTCTCTTAGCTCATGCTCATAATCTTTAGGCTCATAGTTCGGCCCCATTTGGAGTGCAGTGCGGATAGCGTCCTTATCAAAGTAAGGCATGCGAGCAAGACCACGCACCTGAGACTTGTTCATCTTGTGACGATGAAAAATGTACTCACACTCTTCCATGTTAGTAGCGTTAGGATCAGGATAGAAATCCCAGATGCTAACAAACTCTATTCTTGGTACTCGTACATCTTGTGGGTTGTACTCTCTTGTACCATCTTCTGCTTGTGTCCAACGGTTCAAAGTCTTATTAAAGTTAAAGGGGCCTTTAATAATACCAGTGCCAAACAAGGCTTGTTCAAATAGTGCATTACGAAGTTCACTAGATCCATGAGACTCTTCTATCTGATCATGGATTAACTTCTCCATGCGCCTTGCCGCTTCTTGCGCAGGTTTAGTTTGATAAACGCCCGGAGTAATGGTAGGGCCATTCTTAAGGTTGTCCTTAAGGGCTACATCCATATCCTCAAACTGGCCTTTATCGGCATAGGTGGCTCCGGCATTTAAGGTCTTGGCGTCACCTGAGTATCCTACATTGTAAGGATCAGTGTTTTCAGGCTGCGGAGCCGTACTCGTTTCAATTCCGGGCAAAGGAGTTTGAGTATCTAGGTGAGCATATTCGCTCACGCCTTCGGGAATCTTTGATTCACTAATACCTATAGGGAGCTTGTTAGAGCCAAAGACTACATCTACTAACTGACCAAAAGCAGCAAGTACTTTAGTCTTAGTGACTTTAACAAACACCCGAGACTTTTCACTCTCTCGGAACTTAACATGCTTAGGGTATAACCCCCTATAATTATGATAGGCATTAATCCATCGAGACTCATCGTAATCACGAGCCTGTTGAGCAGCAGCGTAACGATCAGTAATAATACCAACAAACTGATTGTGTAAAGACTCTTCGAGCTTTAGCTCTAGGCCTTCCTCGCCTTCAACATCATTAAAGTAGATGTTGTCTGCTCCGGTTAATGTATTGTCCTTCATAGAAGTTCCTTGTTTTTAATACCCAAACTCTGAGTCTATGGGCGTATAGGCCTGTTCCATATGTAAATGCCTAATACGAGCTAATGGATCATTGATGCGCGGCCTAGACATGACTAAGTATCTTAGCGCATCATAAGCGTGATCCGAAGCATGTGTATCCACATCTTCAGGGTTTGACTTATCTAAAGGAATACTTTGAAGTTCGCGTATCAGGTTGGGGCAAGTATTGAATATTTGCAATCGTGGCCTACCGCTTTGCTGAAACTTTAAGTATTCGTGAATCTGTATTTTTCCGGGTATACGGGACTTGTCAGCTCTTCTTAGCTTGTGTCCCATCTTTAACAGTGCTTCGCCTACTGTAGGCCCTGTAGCGCCTGTCTTAGCCCATGCAGCCCCGTCAAGAACTCCGGGTACTGCAAAAGGATCAGCAGACTCCATCTCGGTTATCATGTAACCTAGGTCTTCGCCTGTCAATCCTTTCTTGTATAATTCTCTATAGACCACTAGCGTACCGTCACTAGGATCTACTGCCGCCCAAATGCAGGCACTTTCTGAGGCATAACCGTAGTCAATGCCTTTAACCCTTTCCCACCCTATAGGGATCTCGAAAGGGATTGTAACGTGTGCAAAAGGATCAAACTCTGTAAAGGCTGCTCCTTCAGCTACATCCCAGTTACCTTCTAGCAACTGTCTGCGTTGCACTTCGGGTAGGGCTTTGAGCATTTGCTCGTAACGTCCATCTTGTGCTAAGTAGGGATTATCATCTAACCTAGCAGGTATGAACTTACGGCTTAGACCATCATGACCTGTAAAAGGTTCATTAGGCTCACTAGGCTCTATGTATCTCTTCTTTACCCAATGCGCCCCTGAGCCTCCGGGGTTAGCAGTACAGCGCATGTACGTCTGTATTTCTGGGTCTGTAGTACGCAATCGAGATGCGAGGTAATTCCAAGCAAACTCAGTTGGCAGGTGAGTAATCTCGTCAAAGCCTATCCAAGAATATGCTTGACCTTGGTAACGGTAGACATCTGCATCTCGTTCCAAGAACCCAAACTCTATTTTAGCCCCACTAGGGAACGTCCAGAGCTTTTCTACTTCTTTGTACTTAGAGCCGGGAAAGGCCTGTGGGTATAACTCCCTGCTCTTGTCTATAATCTCTCTTAGCTCTGGCATTGACCGTCTAATGATCAAAGCCCTGTGAGCGGCCCTATGAGCGTATCTGAGGGGGTCTATGAGCATCGCATAGGACTTACCACCCCCTGCTGCTCCACCGTACAGTACGTCCGTCTCAGGGGCTGCTAGGAAGTCCGTCTGAGGGCCGGGATTAGGCCTAAAGATAACATTGTCGTTAGCTTCTTCGCGCAGAGCCTTAGGAACACTTTCAAGAATATCTTCTGTTATAAGCTTATTGCTATTAGGCTTATCGAGCTTTCCTAAGGTTTCTTTAGCAGCACTGAGCTTTTCACGCTCTTGATGGAGCTTTACCCTAAGCTTTTCTGCTTTTCTTTCTTTTTCTCGTAGAGATTTCTTTGCTGCAAGTTTAGCTTTAGTCTCTGAGTGGAAGTTGTAGCCTCTTCCTTTAGAACCCTTTGGCCTCCCAGTTTTCTTCTTTGGAGTACCGTCTTTCTTGAGGACAAAACTTCCGTCTTCATTCGTTAGGTAGTTCTCTGGATTCTTCTGCCAATCTTCTTGCATCTTTGTCTATTATCTTCTTTAGTCCAACATGACTGAGAGTACGACCTGTAGAGAAGGATAACCAATCTGCTCCATCTCTAAGCGAGAGGGCTTTAGATTTTACTAGATCTTTAATGTGTTCTAGTTCTTCCTGCTCTTCTGGTACTGGCTCCAAGTAATGAGGGTCTTTGGAGAGTTTATAGCCAAAAGGTATTGTGCTGCTAGTTCGCCTCATATGTAGCCTTAGCAGGTATAATGAATAACCCACCACTTACATTGTTATTGACTTCTAGCTTATCTTGTTTTCCTAAGCCTGTACGGTCTAGGATTGTCTGGGCTGCTTGTAGACGGAGATTAGCTTGAGGAATAGGTGCATCTGAGTGCATTACTTCTACAAGCTTCATTGCTGCCTGTGGTGCGGATTGTGCTAAGATGTTAGAGGCTAAATCGATTATTTCATGTTTGAGTGATTTGACAACTTGCCAATGACTATTCTCAGCATACCCTGCGAGTACCGCAGCTTTCTTCGGATCACCTCCCGTTTCTACTAGTGCGTCCAAGAAACCTTGCTGTTTGATTGTAAGTTCTTTTTTGTTGCTCATGGTGGTATTATACATACTTTCTTTTCTTTTGTCAAGTACTTTTTGAAACTAATTAATACTTGACAAATGGTGAAAAAGAGTGTATAATACTCTTGAGACCCCCCGGGTCACATATAGATAATAGTGAAGTAACAGTAAGATCTTCTTTAAAGACCTTTAAAGATCTCAATCACCCCGCCTAAGTCTTTTAAATACCCGCCCTAACTGCTTTACAGTCTTTAGAGCCTCTAGAGATTCCCCCGCCCAAAGCTTGTTAACACTCTAAAGTCCTCCAAAATGTATGAGCATTAGTATATACTATGGGGTACCCCCCTTGCCTCCTGCCCCCCTCCCTAGTCTTAAAAGACTAGGGAGACTCTAGAGCCTAGACTTTAGTCTAGCCAGTTCTTGGGAGGCCTCTAAAGACTCAAGAGTCTTTAGAGAACTCTAGAGATTCCTAAGACCCCTAAGCTCGTAGAGCTTCCCCTCAAGTTTACAGAGACTCGTAGAGTCTAAAGAGCCTCTAGAGTAAAACTCTAGAGACCCTTGAAACTAATAGTTTCAAGAACCTACAGCATTAACCTCCTTCCTACTAAACTCTCTAGAGAGTTTAAAGAAAACTCTAGAGATCTATAAAGATCTCTAGAAATCTCCTCGTTTTTATCCTCCTCCTCATGCGTCTTTCACAACCGCATAATGCTCAGGGAAAGAGCTTGACCAAGACCACCGGATTTGTTACTCGCGTTGTTTCACAACCGCATAATGCGTAGGGAAACAGCTTGACCAGTTCCGGCTCAAAGTGCTATGCGCCGTGTTTCACAACCGCATAATGCGCAGGGAAACCCTTGACAATCCAAACCGGATGGTGTTAGTCACGCCGCTATGCTCGCTCTTTCACAACCGCATAATGCAAGGGAAAGGAGTTGACGGCAAATCGACCCTGTGCCTTTAATGGAAACCGTCACCAAGACGGCGACAACAAAAATCACATCACAACACAAAGGTACATAACATGACTACATATAACACTCCTGCAACAGCAATCGCCTCAAGCAAGCAAATTTGGGCAGTCAGCAACAAGTTCACCTCTATGTTCATAGAGGCTAATGAGATTCCTCGGATCAAGTGGAAAATCGTATCTAAGCGTATATTTGCCACCCTGATGCATACAAATCCTGAAGGGATTACTCATGGCAAGATTCAAGAGTACTTCGCCGCT